CTATAGTTGTTTATTTCAAGTATTCCAAGTCATTTCCAAGTCATTTCCAAGTCATTTCCAAGCCAGGACAAAACAAGGCCCGGGATCGCTCCCGGGCTCCGTCGTTAAAATTTTTCGATATCGAGTTCCACGTGTAACATTCTTATTCCGATGTACCACTCGAGAACCCGCGCGTCGCTATACTTCTCGAATATCTCGAAATCGTGGCCGGCTGCATCTGCGAATTTAAACTCGAGACAGTAGACCGAATTGGTTTTGTCGTATATTCCGACGGTCACGGGAACGTCGGCCGCGTATGCGGAAAACAAATCGCGCAAAGTCATGATTAACACCCCTTTCTTAGTTATTGAAATTCCATGAGTAAAACGTCGCGTTATTATCGGCGAACGTCCGTGACGGCATATTGTAGTTTGACATAAGAAAATTCTGAACGTATTTCGGCATCGCATAGAAATAATCACATTTCGGGCGCATCCCTTTTCTAAATAAGTGGACGAGCGTTGTTCCGTAGTTATCGACGGATACGGTCAAAATAAATACGTTTTTCATTGGATTGTTTTTCATTGTTTTCTTTTCCTTTCTATTATTGGTTGGGATTATATAATACCACACATTATTAGAAATTGCAACATATTTTCACACTTTTTCTCACAAAGTTTCTTGTTTTTTTGGCGCGTCCTATGCTATACTATTTTACGAAAGGGGGCTTGAATATGCCTAACAAGAAACCATATCAAAAGAAGAAAAAACCGATCACGTTCCCGGGCTTTTATCCGTCATGGGTTTACGGCCCGAACGAGGCCATTACCCGCGCGAATATGAAACAGTATGACCGGGAACAAGCCGAGTATTACGCGATCATCGACGAGCGTTACGGGGCCGCGTGGTACGATCTCCCGTATAGCGAGAGGCAGCAGTTAAAAATTGAAATAAGGAAAGAGGCGAAGAAACGTTGTCAGTAAATCTCCCGACGAAAGACAATTACCTAAATTTTTACCGGGTTTTTGATTTCGTAATGAACCACCCGGACCAGATCGAGCCAATGAGCAAGCGCCCGTGGCGATCCTCGATCACGGCCCGTCGCATCGAGGCTACGAAATACGAGTATTATTGTTTTCGAGCAAACGGCGATCTCCCGGAATTAATCGAACTGTTTTTAACCCGAGTGGCCGGCAACAAGAAGAAACCGCTTGTTAAATCGGTCCGTCATTCGACCCGCTGCGGATACGTCCACCCCGACGCATTTATCCTTTTGCCGATCTCGGGCCAATGGGGAGCCGGGATCGCGGTCGTAGAGGGGAACCACTATTCGAGCGTACAAGTTACGACCTACTATTTATATAATAGAAAGGATTTGAAACAATGGCAAGAATAAAACCGCTATTTTCAAATATCGAGTTATTGGCGATCCCCCGGACCGAGGGAGTAATGGTCGATATTAACCAGAAAGGACAGAACGCGGTCCGGGCGAATTATACGACCTTGCGAGATATCGCGCAAAAACGTCTCAAACGCGCGCAGGCTGCCGGCTATATGACGGATAAGGAACCGTTCGCGAAACTCTCCGATATAAAGGACAAACGCGACCTCGCGGCCGAGTATGCGAATATTAGCCGGTTCCTACTCTCTCCCGACAGTACGGCCGAGGGCCGCGCAAAACGCGAGGAGAAAGTCGTTACCCGGTTAAAAGCCCGCGGGATCGATTTCGTTAATAAAAAGAACGTCGCCGATTTCGGAAAATTCCTCGGAGTTATGCGGGAAATCTACTCGCAAGAGCAGCCGGGCGGGGCGAAAGCTCTATATATTGATAGCGACGACCTCGCCGATTATTATACCGCGATGCGCGAGAGTACGCACGGGAAAATCCGGGACCTATACCCCGAGCGTCACAAACTCGGGAAAGATGCAGCCGGCCGCGACGATCCCGAACTCGACCCGGAAACCAAACGCACCCGGGACAGCGTAAAACGCGCGTTTGAGAAATGGAAGAAAAAAAGAAGATGAGGCGACGAAATGGTTTATCTGCCTTTACCATTAGAAAACTATTGTACTGCTGCCGATTTTCGGCCCGATATCCTGTTAAATTACCCCGTTATCAAACGGAAAAAGTCAAAAAATGGGAAAAAGCCAGATATCATCGATTGCGTGTGCGCTTTCGATATTGAGACGACGAACCTCGACGAGATCGAGCAAAGCGTAATGTATATATGGCAATTCCAGATCGGGAACGAGATAACGGTTTTCGGCCGAACTTGGCAAGAGTTTAAAGACGTCCTGTTTAAGATCGGCCGCCTCTTATCAAAGTACGACGATCGTTGCGTCGTTATATACGTGCATAATTTATCATTCGAATTCGCGTTTTTAGCCGGTATTTACGAATTCAAGAAAGAAGAAGTATTCGCGGTCCGTCGTCGTAAAGTGTTACGTTGTACAATGTACGACGGCCGGTTCGAGTTTCGTTGTTCCTATCTTCTCTCGAATATGACCTTAAAAGCATTTACCAAAAAATACCACGTAAAGCACGAAAAACTCGATGATTACGATTACGGGCTCCGTCGTTTCTATTGGTCCCCGTTAACGATCGAAGAATTACGCTATTGTCAAAACGACGTTCTCGGTTTAGTCGAGGCCGTCCAAATGCAAATGACGAGCGAGGGCGACGATCTCAAAACAATTCCCTACACATCGACCGGCTACGTTCGCCGGGAGTGTAAACAAGTGATCCGGGATAACCTCGGTTATCATTTCGCGAAAAAATACTTTCCGTCGCCGAGGCTTTATAAGTATATGCAGAAATGTTTTCGAGGGGGAGACACGACCGCGAACCGTTGGTATTGCAACGAACTATTGCACAACGTGACGTCGTACGATCGCTCGAGCAGTTATCCCGATGTACTTGTAAACTGTCTCTATCCCTCGACCCCGTTCGTCGAAATCCTGCAGGAGATCGATATACCATACCTCGAGAAACTTATATACAAGCGGGAACGCGCTATTATAATGGAAATCCAATTTACAAACCTACGTTTGAAAGATCGGTATTTCGGCGATCCGTACTTGACGAAAGACAAGTCGACGGAACTTTCCGCGGATGCCGTTATCTTTACCGGCCGCGTGATCAGCGCGAGCCTATATACGACGGTATGTTGTGACGTCGATTATACCATTATAAAGGACGTTTACGAGTGGGACGACGCGAAAATCATTACATGGTTTAAAGCCTCGAAAGACTATCTTCCGAAATGTTTCCGGGATTTCGTAATCAAATTTTACGTACAGAAAACGGAACTCAAAGGATTAAAAGGCGCGACCGACGAGGAAACCGAGTTTAACGATTATCTTTACGCGAAAGCGAAGAATCGTATTAACAGTATTTACGGAATGACAGCGACCCGGGCCATAAAGGAAAATATCGATTTCCTATCCGAGGATAACGATTTTCATTACGACGAGACGACCCCGGAAGAAAACTTATTCGCGGCAGCCTACGAGCGTTATTGGCTCCCGTTCGAGTGGGGAATATATACGACGGCCCTCGCCCGTCGCCGGTTAATGGACGGTATTTTATTAGTATACCGGAACCGCAACAAGCCCGGAAACAAATTCTCCGATTTCGTGTATGCAGATACGGATTCGGTTAAATTCATCGGCCACGCTGCCGCAGCTTTCGAGGAATACAACAAGGCCCGGAAAGCGGACAGCATCCGCAACGGTGCCGTGGCCCGGGACCCGAAAGGCGTGCTTCATTACATGGGCGTATATGAACGCGAAACGACGTACCCGGTTTTTAAAACGTGCGGCCCGAAGAAATACGCCTATGAAGAATACAACAAGGCCGGGGATCGGGAACTACACGTTACGATCGCGGGAGTAAACAAGAAGAAAGGCGCGGCCGAACTCGCGAAGAACCCGAAAGGCGTTGACGCGCTCGAGGACGGGTTTATATTTGCCGAGGCCGGCAGCGTCGCCGCAAAGTATAACGGGAAACCGGTAATCGATCACTATACCGTCGACGGCCGCGTGATCGATATAACGTCGAACGTTTATCTTTTCTCGGTACCGTATACCGTCGGAACCCTCGAGGAATACAAAAGAATATTAGAATTGTCCTATATTGATATTGACAGAATGGCGAAGATTTTGTATAATAAGTTATCCTCGGAAGACGAGGAAATAGATTATTGATTTTAGAAAGGAAATCAAGAAAAATGAAACTTATTCGGACCAATATCGAAAACCTCGAAGAAGACAAGAAAATGCTTTACCGTCTCACTATGGGCGACAGTAAAGGCGTCGCGAAAATGAGCGACGAGGAACTCGACCGTTCGTATCCTGTCGACGCTTATCTCGTATACGAGAAAGAAGACAGCAAAGGGAACCCAGTAACGCTCTTGACGATCCTTTCCGGGAGCGAAGTCATTACCGCGCAGAGTCAGACGCTGCAGAAAGCCTTTCTCGAGATCGCGGACCTTATGGGCGACGACCCGTATTCCGTCCGGTTCGAGAGCGGCGAGAGCAAGAACGGACGCCGGTTCGTTTATTGCGTTTTAGATTGCGATTAACAAAAGGAAGACCGCCTTTCGGTCGGCCCGGGAGAGTATCCCGGGCTATTTTATTATAAAGGAAGTGAACAGATGAAATCAAAATACTATCTCCCGAGCGGTTATATTGACATGACGAAAATTTTCGATTTACCGTATACGTTTATTTTTGTCGTTCATGGGCGCGGGACCGGGAAAACTTTCGGCGCGTGTAAATACTGCTATGACTACCACGACAGGACGGGAGACAAGTTTATATATCTCCGTCGCCTGCAAGTCGAAGCGGACCTCGTGGGGAATACGGCCTTTTCGCCGTTTACCCCGGTAACGGATTTTTACAACCTCGAGCCGCTTGTTTCCGGGCCGATTCCGAACGTTAAAAACGTTAAAGGAATATGGAAAACCGAACGAAACGAAAAAGGCGATATCGTCCCGGCCGGTCCCCCGATCGGATACACGGCAGCCCTCGCGACGGTTTCGAGTATCCGCGGGTTTTCCGGGCGGGATATTAAAATATGCGTTTACGACGAGTTTATCCCGGAAAAGACTGCGCGCCCGATTCGGGCCGAGGGCGAGGCCGTTTTACAATTTTACGAGTCTGTAAATCGAAATCGGGAACTCGAGGGAGAGGCCCCGTTGAAAATGGTTTTTCTCTCGAACGCGAATAAGTTATCGTCGCCGGTTTTCGAGGCTTTCGGAATTACGAACTACGTCGATAAAATGGTACGGGGAAAACAAGAAGAATGTTATTTAAAGGATCGGGGCGTCGCGATCCTCAAACTTTCCGATTCCCCGATCTCGCGACAGAAAAGCAAGACGGCCCTATACAAGGCGAGCCAGAGCGAGGCGTTTAATGATATGGCGATCGGAAACGCTTTCGATATGTCAAATTATTTATACGTCCGGGCCGAGCCGATCGACGAGTACCGGATTATAGCAAAATTCGACGACGTGTATATTTACCGGCATAAATCCGAGGCCCGGTATTACGTGACGCGATACCGGACCGGGACCCCGAAAGCCGAGTATATTTCCGAGCCCTTTTCGATCAAGAAATTCAAGAAAGACTTTGCCCTCGTATTTACTGCATGGATCGACGGACGTATCTCTTTTAATGATTATTACTGTAAACTGACCTTGACAAAAGCGATACAATAGTTTATTATAATATTAAAGGCCCGATGCGCAAAGGCAGCCGGACGGAATCCGGGCGCGTGACGTTTGCCGCGTCATAACTCGGGCCTTATTTTAATATCGAAACGGAGCGATGAAGATGGAAACAATTTTGCCGATCATTCTACCACAGGCGCGGGACGCGATCATTATTCTCGGTTTTATTGCTATCGATATCGCGACCGGATTAATAAAGGCCGCAGCCCTCGGAAACTATACGAGCGAGACTATGCGAAAAGGACTTTTTCACAAAGTCGCCGAACTACTCGCGTTTGCTTTCGGGCTATTGGCCGATTTTACTTTTCCGATTATCGGAGTCAAGTTGCCGGTTTCCGTCGCGCGGAGTATTGCCGTTTATCTCTGCGTTATGGAATCCGGGAGCATAACCGAGAATATTGGCCAGATAAACCCCGATATCGCAAAGTATCTTTCGGGCATCTTCGAGAAAATCAAACCGGCGTCGCCTGACAACGAAAAGCCCGAGGAAATTAACGAAAGAGAGGCCGATGAAGAATGAACGTCGTAGCATTACACAAAACGTCGCTTTACGTTTATAACTTTATAAACGTCGACAGCATCACGAAAACCGGCGATAATATTGTCGTCCACGGTGTGCCGGCATCCGCGCCGAGCAGCAGCGCGACAAGCGTCACGTTCCCGGCCGCGGACTATCTCGTTTCAATTGTCGCGAACTGATTTCTTTTCCGATCCCCCGATCCTCGAGATCGGGGCCGAGGGCTTTTATGTGCGCGTCCTGCAAGCCCTTTTGAATCTGCGTTTACGTGGCCGGCCGCCTCTCACTATTTCCGGGCGTTTCGATATGGCCACGTATAACGCGCTATACGAATTCCGGTCCCAACATTATTTAAACGGCGATACTGTAACCGACCGGTTAACGTGGGAATTCCTACTTGATGAAGAAAGGAGTTGAAAATGGCAAAACTCAAAGTTTCCGAGTATATCGGCCTGATTAAAGCCGGTTATACTCCCGAAGAAATCGCAGCTTTCGAAAACGAAAGCGAAGACCCGAAACCGGCCGAACAGCCGAAACCGGCAGAGGATCCGAAACCGGCCGAGCAGCCGAAACCGGCAGAGGACCCGAAACCGTCCGTTACACCGGACGCGGCCGAACGTATCGAGAAAGCCGTCGCGGATTTTACGAAAGCCCTGCAGTCGTTTAATCTCGCGAACGCGCGGCAGCCGGGCGGGGGCGTCAAGGACCCGCGCGACGAGGCGACAGAAATCTTGACAAAATTCTGTAATATGTAAAGGAGAGAAAACATGCCTAACACCCCGGAAGTAACACAGGGCGCGACCTTGCTTAACGCGGTCGTTAAACAGGCGACCGGCCAGAGTGCAATCGGAAACCTGACAAACCTCTCGACGTTTGTATCGACAGCGACAACACTTCTCGCCCTGGGGAAAGACCCCGTACTTAATGCACTAACTCAGGTAATGGAAACGACCGTATTCGCCGAGAGGCCGTACGATCAGCCGCTCGCATCTCTCGCGATCCCCGGCGACCGTTGGGGGAATATCATTCGAAAACTGTCTCCCGTGGCCGACGAGATGGAAGACGACGACGCGTGGTTGTGGCCCGTTGCGTATGATGCGAACCAGAACCCCGCGGATGGTTATCACGAAGCCGTCGACCCGTTTATCATCCATAAACAGGACGCACTTGAAACCCATTTCATGGGATCGGTTTCATATATGCAGCACTTTACCACGTTCGAAAATCAGTTTGACGTGGCGTTCCATGGGCCGGCCGAACTGTCGCAGTTTTTCCAGATGCTCGTAACCGAGCGACGTAACGACCGCGAGAGTTTCGAAGAGGCGAAAGCCCGCCTGCTGCAGATTAACTTTATCGCGGCCCTTATTGACGAGAATAACAGCGATCGCGTCGTCCATCTTCTCACCGAGTACAACGCAATTAGCGGCCAGAGTCTCTCCGCTACTGACATTATGCAGAGCGGGAATTTCGAGGCGTTTGTGCGTTGGATGTACGCGAGAATTCGTACGATCGTCGGCCAGATGCGCGCCCGGTCCAACAAATTCCAGACGAATATCACCGGTAAAAACATTCTGCGTCATACCGACGCGAATAATCTCCGCGTCGCCATTTACCGGCCGTTCATGGAGTATATTAACTCTATGGTTCTCTCGAATCTGTATAACGCGGATATGATGCGGCTCCCGACGTACGAGGCGATCGATTATTGGCAGAGCATCCAGACCCCGGGAACGATCAACGTTACCCCGGTTTATACCGATACGACCGGCAGCCCGAAGACCGGCACCGCGGTTAATAACGCGACGGTTATCGGCCTTATTCACGACAGAGACGCCCTCGGTTATGCGATGCGCGATCTCCGTATGCCGGCCCCGATTTACAACCCGCGCGGCCTCTATTGGAATACCTACATTCATGGGCGTTTTACCGCCTGTCAGGATAACACCGAAAAGGCCGTTGTACTTTGTCTCGATTAAATCGAGAGATCGATTTCCTTTCTTTATGACGGTCCGGGCATCCCGGGCCGTCGCTTTATAAGGAGTAGAAAATGGACGTTTACTTTTTTAATTTCCAGAAACGGCGAAACTCGACCGGCCGGCCGCCGCTCCCGTCGACCCCGACGTATAGGACCGTCAAATTAAAAGACGGCTGCAGCATCGCGAAACCGGTCCTCGAGTTTTCTACTACTATTATCGGGATGGATAACGTTTCCCGGCTAAATTATGCCTATATCCCGGATTTCGAGCGTTATTATTACGTGACCGATTTTATACTCACCGGGACCATTGTAACGGCCTATCTCGTGGTTGATCCTCTCGCGTCGTTTCGTGATGATATCCTCACACAACAGCTTTATGTTTTACGGGCCTCGGCGAATTACGACGGTTATATCCGCGACACGAAATACCCCGTAAAGGCTGCGTATCCGTCAATCGGGACCATTTACGATATGAGGCCGAACCCGCTGCAGCCGGGCGCGCAGAGTTTCGGGTGCTTTGTGATCGGCGTCGTCGGTAAAGGTACGACGTTCGGCTCGGTCGATTACTACGCGATGAGTTATCTCGTATTTATTCAGCTAATGAATAAATTATTCAACTTAACGACACAATGGGCCGACGGTGGTACCGATCTCGCGGACGGGCTCAAAAAGGCGATCACGGACCCGATGCAGTATCTCGTTTCGTGTATGTGGTACCCGTACAGCGTGAACGATTTCGTCAATCGCAGTTTGGTTTCGAACGTGACCGGGATAACCGTCGGTTATGACACGATCGACCTCGGCGTAACGGCCTACAAATTTAACACGATGCTTAATATCGAGTTTACGAACCTCATATCATGCTCGACCCCGAGGCATCCGCTCGACGCCTCGCGCGGGAACTATATGAACTATGAACCGTTCGCCCGGTATTATGTTTCGTTCTATCCGTTTTGCTCGCTAATCGAACTCGATTCGACTTTGTTAAGCAGTACGACGGATTTCGTTTATACCGTGGACCTACGAACCGGTAAAGGCATCCTATCTATTTGCCCGGACCATACCGGCGACACGAACGCAGATTGGCGACCGTTGCGGCCGTTCCGGGTTATCGAGGCGCAAGTCGGCGTCGATATCCCCGTCGCGGTTATACAGACAGCGAAACCGTCGGGCGTCGGCGAATATGCAGTAAACGCAGCCGTCGCAGCCGCTACAGAATTCGGAAGCCCGACCGCGTTTCTCAAAAAGGCGTATTCGTCTCTCGTGCAAGGCGTCGGAAACCTTATCGGATCGAGCGACGAGGAACTACAGCAGTATTACAGCGAGATCGGAGAGACCCCGCTTAATTCCGGCGACGTCGGAAAAATAGCATCGGCCGGGGCCGCGATGAAATCGACGTGTGAAATGTTCGGATCGCAATCGACGATCTCTTTCAATAACCGGATGCCGTTCATGTTTTGGGGGGAGTTTTTCACCCCGACGAACGACGATCTCGCGGACTATGGCCGCCCATTGATGCAGAAAGTCGCGCTTTCGACGTTAACCGGTGGTTTTGTACTATGCGAGAATCCGCACGTCGCGATCCCGTCGGCCTTTTCGTCGGAAGTGACCGCGATCGAAAACTCGCTCGCGACGGGCGTTTATTTGGTGTAAATCATGCCGTTTGTTTGTAAACCGTCGGGGGGCTATACAGAGGGCTCGGCCGATTGGAATAATAACGCGGATATGATTTATTCCATACTCAACGCGGCCGGGTGGAGTGATTATGCCGTCGCTGCCGTAATTGGCAACTTGCAAATGGAATCGGGCCTAAACCCGTGGCGTTGGGAGAGCGATCAAGTCAGGCTTGACGGTTACGGTTACGGGCTGCCGCAGTTTACCCCGGCCCGGGAGTATATCGAGTTGAGCGGTTATCCCGATCACGCGCCCAACATGTCAACGACGGGCGTATCGGGCGGGAACGTTTCCGACGGGATCGCCCAAACGAATATAATTCGGGATAATAGCCCGATCGTAAAATGGACCGGCGTCACGTGGCGTTCGTACTGGTCAACGACCCTTTACCCGTCCGCGTGGGCGCGTTGTCAGCAGATACGCAGCACGTACGGAAAGACCAGCTTTACATATTCCGAGTTTCAGCACGATATACAGGACGTCAACGACGCGACGTATATTTTTTTCTCGGCCTACGAGGGCCCCGGAAACGCGGACGCGTACAGCGTATACGAGGCAGCCGGCCGGCGAGCCTATCAGTATATTACCGGCCACGAACCACCGGAGCCCCCCGGACCCGGACCGGAACCGGGCGAGGGAATCGCTGCATGGTTCGGCGTTTTCCATGACTTGAAAAAGCGGAAAGACAATGGTATAGTATATAAAAGGAAAGGGGGAGTTATACGGTGAATTTGCCTATACCCTACGACGTCGAAAACGTGGCGAAAGCCTCATATTCGCCCTCGACGTTTCATCTCGCGGATAACGCGTCGTTCGCTTTTTACGCGCGGTACCTATGGCAGAAAATGACGAACGTTTTCAAATTTACGCTCCCGCCCGAGTGGGACGAGGATTATTTCAAATATGTTCTTTTCGGAATGGGTTATATCCCGGTATTGTATACGAATGAATTCGGAGTGATCCCGCAGTACGGCGCGGCCGGGGGATTTAATCAGTTTTTCGAGCCTGATTTCGTGATTATCGCGAACGAATTACTCCCGGACGAGAGCGGCCACGAATTGAAGATCGGGCGCGATTGCGAAGTCGTTCGCCTCGCTCCCGATTGGAGAGGCGCGGGCGATCTTATCGGATTTTATGCGGCTAAAATGGCCCTATGCTCTCAGGCGATCGATATTAACCTTATTAACAGTAAAGTGGCTTTCGTATTCGCTGCAAAAAGCAAATCTCAGGCCGAGGCTTTCAAGAAAATGTATCAGGATATCGCGACCGGGGAGCCGGCCGTCGTTGTCGACAAGTCGCTATTTACCGAAGAGGGCGATGCGCAATGGCAGCTTTTCAGCCAGAACCTCAAAAATACCTATCTCGTTTCGGATATCGTTTCGGATATGCGAAAGATCGAAGAAGAATTCGACACGAAGATAGGAATTCCGAACGCGAATACTGACAAGCGCGAGCGGCTCAATACCGACGAAGTGAACGCGAACAACGTCGAAACCGCGATTATTGCCGCGGGATGGTTAAACAGCATCCGGGCCGGTTTCGAGAAAGTCAAAAAACTATATCCGGGCGTTAATTGCTCGGTCGATTGGAGAGTGAAACCGAATGTTACCGTTTCCGAACAGAGCGAGCCTCTCGATCGTTGACCTTTACAACGTCGACGAAACGTTGTTTGACGGGTTAACGCTGCCGCCCGATTTCGATACGAGCGAGAACCGCGAAACGTTGGTTAATCAGATTCTCATGCGCTCGAAAGATTTCGAGGCCCTATACCCCGACGCGCCTTTTATGAAAAAACAAATCGGTTATTGGTCCGGGGAGAATATTTTCGTATGGGATAAAGTATTCGCGTTGACAAAACTCGAGTATAACCCGATCGAAAACTACGATCGCATGGAAGAGAGCAGCGAAACCGGCCGTAACGCGACGGAGCGGACCGGAGAGGCGGTTTCGGCCCGGGCCGGGAGTAATAGCCAGAACCAGAGCGAAAACCGCGAGGAGAGCAGCAACGAGGCCCGAGGCGAGAATACAGAGACGAAAAAGGCCGGTTACAATACGACGACCCTCGACACGCAGAGCGGCCAGACCGGGAGCAGCAGCGCGACGAGAAAGGCCGCGACAGAGAATACCGCGACAGGAACCGGAACCACGACAGAGACAGCGACAGGACGGACGAACGAAAACGAAAACAGCAACCACAACATTTTAAGGACCTCGCGAATTCATGGCAATATAGGCGTCATGACTCCCGGCGATATGATCAGGAACGAACTCGGGATTTACCCGGAATTAAACCTTATTCACCGGATCGTCGAAGATTTCGTGACGGAATTCTGTATTATGGTTTATTGAAAGGAGAGCGAAAATGTTTCTTTATCCGTGGGGAGATATGCACTCGCTTAATTTGGGATGGTTTCTCCTGCAGTTTAAAGATTGGGTTGAAAAAATCCAAGAATACCTCGATAACGGGGGCGGGACCTCGGAAAACCTCGCGAACGTGATCGCGCCCGTTTTTAACGCGGCGAACTATTATTCAACCGGCGATTATGTGCTTTATAACAACGAACTATTTAAAGCAAATCGGGACGTTAACCCGGGAACGTGGGACCCGGACGCGTGGACGCAATGCCTTATTGTCGACGAAATGGGATCGGGCGGGGGCTCGGCCGGCGTTGATAACGTAGCCCGTCTTATGATTGCCGGGCAGTATAGCGCGTCTTTCGGTTATCAGAAATACGCTATTTGCCGGTACAATGACAAGTTATGGATGTGCAATACAAATTTGCCGTCCGGGGGCGAGGCGTGGAACGCGGCACATTGGGACGAGATCACCGTCGGGGCCGGGTTAACCGGGCTGCGTCGGAGCGTGGAAACGCTTTCCGACGATGTTACCGCATTAAATAACGCAATAGACGCCCTGGGAACCGAAGTAGATACCGCGAAAATAGTCCTCGACGATGGAACCGTGATCGATGATAACTCGAATACAACATATATCAGAATACCGCGACAGCTTGTCGAATTTACATTCGAACAAAACGGTAATATATGGCGTCGGATGAGGGCAACCACCGAGGACGCGTGGGGTGGATGGGAACCGATCGCGACAAAATCAATGTTTAACCGTACAAACTGCAATGCAGTATTTTTTGGCGATAGTTGGACCGTTGGAACCGGCATCGATATAGCAGATAGACCGACAAAACGATTTTCGGCTATAGTTTCTCAAAAACTCGGATGTAACGAATTTAATTACGGAGTCGGGGCCGCGGGTTTTATCCGGGCCGGTAATCTTATTTCTACACAAATAGCAACCGCAGCAAGCGCAATGAGCGCGGGTGAAAAATCCGGAACGGGCGTTGTCGTTATCGTTGGGGGAGTAAATGACTATAGACAGCAGTTACAAACCTCAACAATAAATGATTTCATAACGGGAGTTATTAACACAGCAACATTAGCGCACAACACTTTTCCAAATGCAATCATTGTTCTCGGTATAGGAAATACAAATCTTTCATATTTCCCGCAAGCCGCGAAACAATGGTATCAATGGGCGATCCGCGCGGCAGAAGCAGAACTCAAATTCCCGCATATAGTTATTAAAAACCTTTACAATGTCATTAGTGGACTCGCGGAAAATTATTCGAGCGATAATCTTCACCCGAACGAGTCCGGTCATGCCCGATTTGGTGGTTACATTGCCGACGCTATTCTCGGGGGTGGACAAGATGTTTCGTATTATGTACAAGACGTTGAACTCACTTCCAATTTTTCATGGGGTGAAACGGGCCGAGTAACTATAGCCGGGAAACTATACCGAGAAAACGACGAGTTTGTAATTACTCCCTGTTATCTTGCTATGGAAACGGCCATATCAGCAAATACGCAGTACGGATCAATTCCCGAAAAAATGGCACCGGCTCAAAATATGTACGGACAGTTTTACCGTTCAAACCAGATAAAAGGGGCATCGGCCATTACATACTCCGGGGGGTTATATATTAACCCGACGGAAAGCGTTTCGTCCGGTTTTATTTCGCAGTTACGTTGGTTTTTCGGGAAAGAAATCAACGCAGACGAAACATAATGTTAACGACGGAGCCCGGGAGCGATCCCGGGCCTTGTTTTGTCCTGGCTT